TACAGGTCGGAGGTTCTGCCCCAGTTCCTTTTCCAAAGTTTGAATCACAATGCATAATATCTGTCGGTGGTGTAATCCAGGAACCTGATACTACAGGTACAACTGGATTTAAATTTACAGGTACAAATATAGTTTTTAGTTCTGCTCCAGCTTCTGGAGAATCATTCTTTGGAGTGATTCTTGCAGGTGCAGATTATTTAAATGCTGGTGGAACATTCCCAGATGGAACTACTGCAGTTCCCTCTATAACTTTTAGCTCAGATACTGATACAGGAATATTTAAAAGTGGTAATGGATTAGTTTCTGTTACTTCTAATGGAACTAAAGTTGCCACGTTCCCAACGAGCCAGGGGTCGAATGGCCAGGTACTTGCCACGGATGGTGGAGGAACACTCTCATTCGTTGATCAGTCAGGAGGCGGAGCTGTCGGAGGAGGCTCTGACAAACTGTTTATGGAGAATGGAACAACCATGACAACTAACTACACATTAGGTACTGAATTTGGAGCAACTTGCAATGCTCTAAGTGCAGGTCCGATTACAATTAATGCAGGTGTCACGCTGACTATACCTAGCGGTTCAGTATATACGGTGGTTTAAATTATGCCTATTACATTTAATGGATCAGGAACAGTAACAGGAGTCGCAGTAGGAGGGTTACCTGATGGAATAGTAGATACAGATATGATTGCTAACAATGCTGTAACTGCAGCTAAAGCTAGTGGTCTTGGAATTTCAATGGTCGACCAATGGAGTATTACTTCTGATAATAATAAAACTAATGGTCAAACAATAGATAGTGGTTGGGAAAGAAGTGATTATAATTTTGCACAGATAGGAACTGGTATGACGGAGTCAAGTGGTATATTTACTTTCCCATCAACTGGTATATATCTACTTATGAGTCAACATGCAATGAACACTTCTGCAGGCTATGCTGGAGTTCAAATGCGGATAAGTTCAGATAGTGGCAGTAGCTATAATACTATTTCATATGGTCAGATTACTAATACGAATAATGGGTATCATGCTCTAAGTCTTCATGGAATAGCTGATATACAAAATGTAAGCACATATAGAATGAAATTAGAGGCTTACAACAATGCAAATGTTCAATACTCTGGAGATTCTAATGCTCTTAGAAATGGTGTCACATTTATTCGCTTAGGAGATACATAATGTTTTATTACAAAGTAGATGCACTTGCAAGTTTAAAACCTAATAAAAAATGGAGTAGACGAGCAGAAGAGGATGATTATTCTGGGTTTGTATGGGATGAAGGCGAAACCATCCCAACTGATGCTGAAATAGAAGCAGAGTTATTAAGGTTAACAAATGCAGAACCTATGAGACTTTTAAGATTAGAAAGAGATGCAAGATTAGCAGCTTGTGATTGGAGAGCTAGTTCTGATTTAACACTTACAGATAGTTGGAAAACTTATAGACAGGCACTTAGAGATTTACCAGCAAGTGCATCACCTAAAATAGGTATAGATGGTCATTTAGATATGACATCTGTTACTTTTCCAACGGAGCCTACATAATATGAGTGCAATTAAATTAACAGCTGATTCTGGAGGAGGTACTGTAGAGCTTAAAGCTCCAGCTACTACTACAAGTAATGCAGCTGTAGTGTTCAAACTCCCAGTAGCCGATGGAACATCTGGGCAAGCCTTAACCACAAACGCTAGTGGTCAACTGGCTTTTTCTTCTGTAGCTGCTGGTGGTGCAAGTAATATTGCTTTTAACTCAGGTAATGGTATTGATTTTTCTGCTGCTGCTGGAGGTGGAGCAAGTTCATCAATTCTTGACGAGTATGAAGAAGGTACATTTACTCCTACAGCAAGAGGTAATAATACCAATAGCAGCCCTGTTATAAGTGGAAGTGGAAAATATACAAGAGTTGGTAGATTGGTTCAATGTACCATACATTTTTCAGCAGAAAACGGAAGTTACTTGCCAAGTGGAGAGTATTTTCAAATTCATGGATTACCTTTTATTACTGACGGAACTCATATTATGCCTGGACCTGGCATGAATTACAAAGTGGTATTTAATGAAGAATATCAATATTATTTTTATGCACCAAATAACGGAACAATTATGTGGGGATACTACAATAGAAGTGATCTACCATATCAGCCTTGGGGTACAGATCAATGGGATAATACACAGTGGTATCACTCAAATACTTTTACATACATGACTGACACATAGACCGAGCTACGTCTATAAACTAAGCCTAAACCTGTTTTAATCGGAGATTAATCCTAATGGCACTCACAGAGTCAATTGAATACGGAAAAATTGAGGTTGTTGGCATCTATAAAGCGGTGCAAGTACGAAAAGATACTGTTATCAAAAAAGATGGTGAAGAATTAACAAGGACTTACGAAAGATATGTATTAAATGCTGGCTTATTAGACGCTTCTGATAATTTAGTAGATACTGATTTGTCAGCACAACCAGCAGAAGTATCAGCAATTTGTAATGCAGTTTGGACTGCTGATGTAAAAGCTGCTTGGAAATCAAAACTAATAGCAGACAAACCCTCTAGCTGACCATGACAAGTAAACTAATAGTCAACAGTATAAGACATACAGGAGCATCAGCAGACGCAGTCACTATGGATGCTTCAGGTAATGTTACCTTTCCGGGAAATGCTACCTGCTCTGGAACTGCCACAGGTTTTGGTGGTGGTATAACTGAAATTGATTACTGGAGACTTACTTCTAATTTCCAAGGGAATGCCTATCACATACAGAATAATTGGGAAAGGGCAGATTCGCAACTTGAGGATAAGAAAGGCACAGGTATGTCGGAATCAAGTGGACTCTTTACTTTTCCTTCTACTGGGTATTATTATGTAGAATTTAATTTAACAGGTTATCGTGGTGCTGGAAGTACAGTTTACAATATTACTCAATATATAAGAACAACTACGAGTGGTAATACCAGTAGTGGGACTGATTATAACCTTAGTAATAATACATCTATGTATTCTGAGTCTGGTAATTCACACTATACGCAGAGTGCAAGAATGATTGTTAAATGTTCTAATACATCTAATGATAAAGTCTTTTTTGGAGTGCAAGCAGAACAATACATTTATATTCAAGGTAATACAAGCGAAAGCTTTACCTATGCAGTATTTATTAAATTAGCGGATCTTTAATTATGGATTTAAATACTTTCAAACCAGATCACATAGAAGATTATCTTGTAACAGTTAGAACAGGACAATGGTTTGGTTGGACAGATTCTAAAAACAAAATTTATGCAAATCTTGTAGTATATGATGGAGGTTACAAACCAACAGAAAAAGAATGTACTGATGGATTAGCAACTTTAGTAACTGAGTGGGAATTAGAGAATGATTCTTATAGATCAAAAAGAAGAGCAGCTTATCCTAGTCAACAGGAACAATTTGACATGCAGTATTGGGACCAGGTAAATGGTACAACAAAATGGAAAGATGCTATTGCTAAAGTAAAATCAGATTATCCAAAACCTAGCTAGGTATCTAGACTGGTTAGTTTATAAAAATAACAGTAGAATAAGTATATATAACATGAAAAATGTACAGTCAGAGACCATCTAGATCGAGAAAAATACTTGTAGGTTCTTTAGGAATATTATTTGGTCTGTCTCATCTTGCTTTGATACAGTCAACAGTTAATAAAAA